GAACCGAACCGAGGGTGTTTCATCTTGTCCGATTCCAGGAAAGTTTTCAGTTCCAACATCTCATCTTCGTGTTCCTCCCATCCCGGCATTTCATTCGTCAACTCATCGGCCAAAGCATCGTATTCCTCCTGACGACGTTCCGCCGTATCCTGTTCCAACTTCTGCTTGATCGGCCGGTTGGCCGCCTGTTGCGCCGCCCATACGGAATTCGCCATGGGCTTGGCCATCCAGGCCAGCTCCGGGTATTGAATTTTCAACCGCGTCTCAATTTCGTTCACCAATTCCTGCGGGGCTTCCGGACCCGTCGAAGCCTGCTGATCGGCCACGACTTGCGCCGCCTGCGCTTTCGACAAGGATAAGCCCAGCTGTTGCGCCCGTTGCTGAATCGTCGCAATCGCATAATCCGGATCGGCATTGAATTTATCCACCATCTCGGCCTTTTCACGAAGGGATTTGATGCCCTGCATCTTTTTCGTGAAGGTGCCTTGCATGCGTTTCCAATGCGGTTTTAACTCCTCCGGCAATTCATTCGGATCGTAGAACACGTCCTGCTTTTCCGTTCCCGCGGTCGCGGCTCCCGCCGATTCAATCGTGTCAATGTCTTGACCGTTTTGATTCGTATCGTTGCCCGTTCCGTTTTCGTCCATGATGACCTCCAAAATAAAAAAGCCCCCGATGGGATATAATCCCTTCGGAGGCTCGTTGTAGACGGTCGCCCCTGACTCTTTAGGCAGGTCGAACCCGGTGATGCTCCTTTAGTTCAAACGATTCAATGCGTCCTTGATTGACGTTTAATATAATACTTCCCGTGCGTTTGTCAAGCAAAAACTCTCCGATGGCTTTAAAAACCTCATTGGGAAAGACGGCAAACGCATGGGATATAATCCCTTGGGTGTTAGTGTCCATGAACCATCCGTTGACGGATCATGTGCGCCTTTCCGCCTTTCTTTTTCACTTCGATGACTTTGTTTGAGCCCTTGGAAAAAGCCAATCTAATTTTCTTTCCCGATTTCGTTGTTTTCCAGCGGTACCGCGTTCCCTCCGGCAACGGCATGGGGTCCTCCTCGCGTGGCTTGAAGTTCCTGTTCAATATTCTTCTTCAATTCCTCAAGCTCTTTCTCTTTCATCCGAAGCTGCAACTGGGTGATCAATTCCCGCGTCAACGTATCCTCGCCGCATTTGGCGCAGCGCCACCCTTCGCGTTTTTCCTGCGTCCCTCCATCCTTGTGCCATCGAATCGAGGTGATCGACAGGAACCGTTCAGATCCGCAGCGACAAGTCAGTTGTCCCCAGTTCGGTTGATTGATATCCGGTGCGTTCATAGATCCTCCTATCGTCCAACGCCCATGACGGGCAGTAACCGCTTTTGAATCGTCGTAACCGGGGGAGAAGTGGACGTGATAAATCCATGGGTCGGAATGAACTTAACCGATCCCGGCGAAAATCCGATGCCCTTGGCAATAATATCCTTAATCATGTCGCCCTCGTCCGGCTCGTCGGATTGGTCCCGTCATCCAAGGTATACGTCATCGAGGTCGTCGATCCATCCAATTTCTTGCATGTAATCGTCGTTCCGGAAATGGAAAACTCCGCCAGGGCGGAAAGCAGCATGAACATGAATTGTTCAACCGTCGGAGCCGACCCATCGGCTGCGTATCCCTCGGTTAAGGCCGTGCGGAGAATGTCGTTGACTCCCGTGGCGCTCAAACGATACCCTGTTTTATTCGAAGCGATATAAGACTCAACGGCGCTCTCGCTGGCCGGATCTCCGGGAAGATTGACCGTCTGAGATTCAATCGCGGCAATATCATCCGAAACGGACGTCCCGGCCGGTGCGCCTATTCGTGCATAGATATCCCCGGTAAGATAATCCACGAGCCGCTTCCCGATGCTTCCGACCGTGGTCAATGCCGAAGACAAAGCATCCCAAATCGCCTGCACACCCGCCGAAGACAAAGCATATCCCGTCTTGTCGCTTACGGTGGATGCCGTGTAGCCTGTCTTATCGTTGTTGGTTCCAACCGTTACCGTTCCCGAAGACAAGGAAATCTGGCCCGTTCCGGTTCCTGAGGAAAGCAAGACACTGGCCCCCAGATCACGCGCCGTCTGAGATGTCCCGTTAACTTTGGTCACATTCACGGCCTGATCGGCCTGCAAGGTCGCCGCTTCTCCCGGAAGATAGGTTGAAACCTGCCATTTAAGATCCGACGGATCGGCCCCGGATGAGGTGACGTGCAACTGAAATTCACCCAAGGTATCCGTATGCGAAGTGGTCAAGGCCAGTTTGTACAATCCAGGGCAATTCGTCGAATCCAATTCCGTGACCGTCGGTGAAATGGCACCGGGAGTTCCGGCGGCTTTTGTGGCATAAATCGTCAATGTCAAACCGGTCTTGCCTGAAACGTGATCCGAGGAATCAATCATCAAAACCGTGACATTGACCGCCGTGGACTGTTTTAAAAATCCTTCCATTTATTGCCTCGACCCCACTTTTTGCCCCAAGGTGCGACGACGAAGGATGGTCGGAAGCGCCGACGCATCCAACTCGGCCACGGCCGCCCGATACGCCGATGGCGACGTTCCGCCCCATGCAATGCTCGATGCCGTTTCGCCGGAATTGATATACATCACTTCCAATCCCGTCGAAGGCGTGTTATATCCGAGATCCGCCGCTTCGGAATAGGATGGACTTGATCGCGGCGTCATCGTGGCCGGATTCGTCCCATTTAAAACCGCCCCGATGACGGGATTCCCCGTCAAAACAGCTTCCCCCAAGGCCACGGTGGGCGTTGTTCCGGATAATTGAAGCGTTTCCACGTTGGATTGCCTAATCGCGCTTGTGGAGTATCGAGACATCCCGGAAACATTCAAAACCACCAACCCTCCTCCGGTCGTTGTTCCGGGGGCCCAGGTGAAAACGGTTGACGTTCCCGAACCGATTAAAGCATGTCGCACCCAGAAAAACAACAAGGTTCCAACGCTATTAACCAGATCATAGGTTCCTTTACCATCCGAATTATTGTCGGTGGGGGCCGTTGTCCCGGAGCCCCCCGAATAGGCCGTTACAATGAAAATCAAATCGTTAAGCGACGGAGTAGCCGTAACCGTTTTGGTCCCGGTGGCGGTTGTATAAGCCGAACCCAATACATTCACGGCACCCAAAGTTAATCTTCCCTTATATAAACGAACAGGCGCCCCGAACTTATTTGATTCAGAATGAATCCGTTCGGGGCCGGTGTTCCGCGTTCACCCAGATTGACGCCCAGATAAGTTTGAGTATCGGATGTCCTTCCGGCCCATAACGGATATTTTGTGATAGGGTCGATCAATTCAACGGTATCGCCGGACGTCGTTGCGCCTTCCCAGACAATCGCATTGATCCGGGATCTGAACCCGTAAATTTCTCCCGCTTTCGTCATGACGACCGGATTCTGATCCATTTACCAGCATCCTTTGTCGCCGCGTCGCGTTCCGGCGAAGTCCAAGCCTCGTTCCTTCATTTTCTTTTCCAATTCACGATGCGAATGCACCACGACCGGCTCAGGACCCAGATTCCACATGGTCCTACCGCGTCCCTCTTCGAAATAGAGCATCCGGTTGGAGCATTCGATAATCGGCCCCATGGTATGACCGCACCGAGCGCAAATCTGCGCTTCGCAATTCCGGTCAAGATAAGAGTGAACAAAATATTCCTCCCGATGACCGTTGATACATCGAACACCGTACTGCGGCATCACATTCTCCCACCGAGCATTCCGGCCATCGCTTGTTGAGCCCCGTTTCCCGCACCCGGAGGTTGTCCACCCTCACCGCCTTGGTTGCGGCCCGCCTGATTGGCATTGATCTGAACCATTTTTTGTGAAAGCGCGGTCAGTTCATCCAACATCCGCTCGGAAATATATTCAAACTTCGACGCCGTTTCTCGAAGAAGCTCTCGGCTCATGGCGAGCTGAGGAAATTTACCGATGATTTCGAGAAATTGCAGCCATTGGGATCGTTCGACATCGAGATTATGCGGCCGGAACGATCCCGGAACGACCGTCACATCGGCTTCAAACTCCATATCCTCGCGTCGCACGAATTCAACCTTTTCCTTCCCATAGCGTTCACGAAAAATGTCCTTGAGTCCCGGCAAATACTCGATGACTTCCGACGGAAGACCATAAACCCGTTCGGCATATTGCTTAAATTCCTCGTCGGTGAATCCACGCATCCGGATATACATTCCCAGGGTCAATGTTTTCTCGACCAAGATTTTCATCTTCATCCCGGCCACGGAAAGCCATTGTTCAACCCATTTAAGCAAATCGGTTTCACGAACATTTGATGCGCGTTCGACAAACGAGGATTCGGTTGCGGTTTTTCCTTCCGGTCTCAACATCTGAGCCCCGGATTGACCCGCGATGGTTTGGAAATCCTGTTGCAAGAGCGCGACATCGCCGAAAAAGGATTGCGGCACCGGTGGATCTTCTTGAATGACGGGTACATTTTTCGTGCTATTGACCTTTACCGCGCTCATATCTTGCCCGGATTGCAAGGCTTTAACGGCTTCATCCGCATTTGGGAATGTCTGATCGTCATAATAAGCCTTCCGGGCCATGCGCTTACACCCTTCCGTGATCTGCTTGCGACGAATATTATATTCACGTTGCGGATCAAGCCAGGAGAACACATACGGCACGGGCCAAGGGGATGGTTCAGGACCCAATATCGGTATCCAGGATTGCATCACGGAATAGGGATGGTCCACGATGCCCGGCGGAAGGTCATCGGAAACCAGGAAATCGTCAAAATTCTGGGAGTCCGCCCAGATGTATTGCTTTTTTTCATTCAAATCATAGCATTCATAATACCGTATCAGGTCTGTTTCGGGTTCATCCGTACCCGAATTTTCCATTCCGCGACGGCGGGAATACTTATTCCTGGATTCGTTCGAGACCAGCTGATCGCGTAAATCTTTTGGGAAACGATCATCTTCTTTGGCTTCGGAAAGAGGGACAACAACCTCTTCTCCGATCCAGCTCCATCGGGACTGGTCCGGCCCGTCATCGGGGAAAAGCATATTGACGGCATCCACCCACTGGTACCGATAGAGTTCGGAATCAACAATGCTTGCGGGTTCCACCAACGGCGTCCCGGTATGCGGATCTTTGGCTTGTTTCGGGGCTTGAGTTGTCTTATCAATAATCGGCTCCCCGGCTTCGTTGGTTTCATATATCGGCTCGCCCTTGGCGGGATTATTCTTGATTTTCGGGTCGTAAATGACTTTCAAGATGGCCGTGCGCGAGAAATTCTGCCAAATGGCAAGCGATCCGGCATTTTCCAGGCTGTTTTTATGATCGCCGATTGTAAAAAGCACCGCCTCGGCCATGGCGGCGGATCGTTCGGCTATTTTCGTTTCACGACCCGGCACCGGCCGCACATAGAACTTCGGGTTGGCAAAATAGACACCGGGCCGCATTGTCAGAAGCGTCGCTTGAAGATGATTAAACACGGGATCGGTCACACGTTCGGAACGCCACTGAAAGCCTAAAATGAATTTCTCGCATTCCTCAACCTTGTATTTATCTTCCCAATCCTTTCGAATCTTCTTAGCCACCTTGACGCGGCCCTGCCATTTGGCCATAAGATCCGACGGCGTGGTTTTTTTAGCCGGAGCCGATTCGGGCGTCACAATTCCCGGTTCCAGCGGCCCCTTGTTTTTTCTCGGTCGGCCTCGTTTAGCCATGATCATCCTTTCGGTCTATCCTCATAAATGATGGGTCCCCTGGTGGCCGGTTATTCCCCCGCTGGGGCCACTCCGCGATACGCATCAAGCGTTTCGTCTTTCGACTCATCAGTCGCAAAAACGCGGGGCCAGATGTCGCCTGCCTAGGGACCCTTTGGCGACCCACGACTTCATTTAACTCGTCATCTCTTTTCTTTTCTTGAACCAGATCATGTGTTTCCAGAACTTTATGGTAAAATGACTCCAACTAAGCCGCTCATATTCTTTCGTTGATAGAAAACCGAATCCACGTAAAACGTACATGAATCTCCAATAATTCATTGCAATGAAATTCTTTCCGATGCCCCTTATCAAACCAGTTAAAGTCAGCGGTCTAACTTCTATTGCATCGTATTCCAAAAATTTTCGGCTAACATAGAACACTTGCGGCCAGGGTCGCATTGGAATTGCTCGGCCATAGACCATCTTAAATGTTACGGATTTCATCTTCATTCAACCCGCCATTTCCCTTCGATACGTTGACGGCAAGATCCCTTCCCGTGCATTGATGGCTTGTTTCCTCCACCATGAAAACGTCGCGGGCTTTGATGCTTCTTTCAACTCTTGCGGCGTCGGCGGGAATTTCTTTAAAAACATCTTGATCGAATCCCAGGCATGATTGTCTTTATCCACCAACTGTTCCGGCTGATCCCGTGAAAGCGCGACCTTGGCCGAGAATTCCTTGTGCCGAAGCTTCCCCAATTCCCAGATCAATTTCGGGCAGTCCGTCGTGATTTGCCATTTCGGATTTTCCGGATCGGCCCAGAAATGCCCCAAGATCCATTCGACGACCGTGGTATCGGCTCCGCGATCCCCCGGCTCGAAATAAACCGGCGGATCGGCGGTTTCAAACAGGTGATTAACCGATTTCATGGTATTGTCCGACATGGATTGATCTTCGGCCCATATTTGCGGATCGGCCACTTTAAAGACTTCCTGCCCGGCAAATGGATTTCCCAAAAAGCGCCGTCCATCCCCCGTGACGACATCCTGACCGTTGATGATCCGCGCAATCTCGCCGACCGTCACTTTAGCCGAATAGAATTCCCACACGGTTCGGATCTGTCCGTCGTAATTGATCGCATGGACGTAATAAGCCGATGGGTTGCGCCATCCGTGATCATAGCTCCCGTAAAGCTTGCAGCCTTCCGGATAAAAGGGCGGGATGATGATTCGGCCTTGGGTGATCCACTGATCCATCAACGGAAAGACTTTCATGCCCCCAATGGCCCCATAGTCGATTTCCATTTCCTTGCGCCATCGCGGGCCTTGAATGCCTCCGGGATAACCCGATGCCTCAAGCTCAATCCATCGATCTCCTTCCGGCGTTCCCGGCCGCTTGTTCGGATCGGCGGAATAATGAAGCCGAATAACCGGGATGCCGCCCTTGCTGATCCGGAATTTAAGGCCGTCCATCATACCGACTCCACCAATTCCTGAAATTCTCCGACTTCGGCGCTGGAAACGCAGATCAACTGCCCTCCGCCCTTGATGCTGGCCAGGGCCGCCGAATAGGAACTTCCGAATTGCGGTTGAAAGGCCGATTCATCGGAAAAAATACCGGACGGATTGTTGGATCGGATGATATCCCCGCCTTCCGGGATCGCCCAGACATGGGACCCGTTGGGGAAAAACAAATGACCGTAAGAGCCGCCCTTGGGAAATGATACGGACCTTAAATGTTTCGGGAGCTTGGATTCCATGAAGCTGATCCGGCCGACCTGGGGCTCCTTGTTGAACACCAGATTGGCCGCATCTTCCTCGCGTTTGCTTTGCACAATCAACAGTCGGTGCGAAATAAACTTGGCCCGCCACAACCAGAACGCGCACATCAACCAGGTGGCCAACACATGACGGGATTTCTCAATGCACAGAATGCTGCGGTTAAAAAGCTCGGTCAGATACGACAGATCGATACCCGATTCCAACGCATACCGGGCTTCTTCCGGCTTGATCAATTTCCCAGACACCAACAAGGCATCTAAAAGAACCCGCAGATAAGGAATGTCCGGAAACGGCTTGATCGGCTCCGCATCATGCTCATCCTTGGTCATGAGCCTCGACCCCAGATGATCTTCAAAAATAAAATAATGGGCCGAACGACGGCATTTCTCGAAATCAATGTCCCGTTTGGCCCATACCGCGCCGTACTCCGATTTCGGAGGCGCCTTAATGGCTTTCGCGCTCATCCCCACTCTCGCCGAAAATCAACGTCTCAACGGAATTCAACCGAAGGGCATGGCAACCGGAATCCAAATAGTGCCCAAGAAGCCTCATCGTATCCGAATCCAACGGCGTCGATTGCAAGGTTCCGGCTTGCCGATTATGGATCGCCGCTTGAATCACCCCTTGACCTTCTCATTCTCGCGAATCCATCCATTCACCACTTCCAGTTGCGCGTCGGTCAACGACGCCAGCATCGACGATCCGATATCCGGCCTTGAATCGGCTCCCCCTTGCGTAAAGGCCGTCAACCGCGTCACGTCATCAATCATCCGCGTGATGTTCGCCAGGGCCTTGGACAACGCCACGGGATCAACCTCCTTCTTCTCCAGCACCATCTTGGCCATCTGATCCCGAATCAGCACCGCCATGTCCCGAAGCGCCTTCAGGGCCGCATCCACCGCCTCGGCGCTCGTCTTCGGATCAAACCCCCCGTTGGCCAACTGCGTCATTTCCCGGATGATTTGATCGGCATACTCCTCTTTATTTTTCGACATGAACTTTATACCCTCCTCACGAAATTAATCAGCACCAAGATCATTCCGGAAAGAAATACCAGCAACAGGCAAAGAAAAAGAAACCAGTTCCGGGTGATTTGTTTAAACATCTTCCGCTTTTTCTAATTCACAAGGACAATATCCTCCCATTCTGTTCTTGCAACCGCAAGGAAGAGGTTCTGAAAGATATTCCAACCCGATGGGACATGAACCAAATACCCAATCCATAAATTCCTTCCCATCACTTTCGCCATTATCGCATCCAGTTCACGACCTGCTTTTAATTCCGTTATCACAGCAATACCGACATCCCTTATTTGTGTTTGTGAATATGGGCAAAGTGAATAATATACAACCAAGCCAAACATCCCATCAAAATCTTATCCACGTTGCTCATGCGTCCATCACTTTAGCTTGGGTAAAAACTCCGTTGCCTTAGTTGTTGAATTAGATCCGGTTTCAATGCTCCATTCCGGACACGTTCCATATTTGCATGAATTCGGATTTCCCGTGCAGGTACGCGGAAGTTCCACGTCATAATGACATATCATGCAATGAATCTTCACCGCTTTCACCATCGTGCAAACTTCTTAATCTTATGCAAATAAATTTCATCTACCACGATATCGAACACGAATACACAAACGCATGGCACGACCACGGCAAAAGCCATTGTGGTCATGTCAAAGAGAAAAATCCTCATGCCTCATCGCCGAAGATTTGCTTGTTGTATTTCCTGAATACAAAATAACATGAACTGCAAATCTCCAAACGAAATCCCCGGAACATAGTCACAGATCCATAAGGCGATTGCCTTCCGCATCGCATGCAAACATACTCCGATTCTTTCATAAAAACACGCTTTCTGCGTTTTCAATTACTTGTAGAATACCCCGCCAGCTAACTACATCCAATACGTTATCTCTAGTCCTGGGACAAATGCGGCTGAAATTCGGCCATATTCATGACAATATGCAGACTGGAAATGGGAAATTGGGGAAAATATGGGCTTACCTCCTGACGGGTGCCATGGCTGCGGCTGCAGCGGTATCGATCCCACCCCCCCCCATGCCTCACCGTCGAGATTTTGTGCAAAGTTGACATAATGACTATTATCAGACATTCACTTATCAACCTTTTCAATTGTTTGTGATTCTTCGGTGTATCTCGGAGTAACTAATATACCATTTAGGCATGATAAATCTTGGCAAAAAACATGCGATTCGGGTATCGTGGAGTCCATAACGGCTTTCCGACGTGGCCCATGTTTATTTCCCGCGATTAGTTTCTGCCTATCCTGTTCAGCCATGGATAATTCCCAGATCCGGATCAAATCATCATTGGTGTACCATCGATCACGAGTTTTAGTGCGGCGTTTGTAAGCTGGCAGGCCCTTTTGTCGGATCAATCGCAAGATAGTGACTTCGGTGGCATATCCCAATCGTTTCGCAATTGATTTCAAAGTAAAATAATCAGCCATGTCTGCTATAAATACGCCTATTTTTCCGATTTGTCAATAGGGGTTCACATAAGCTGAAGTGTTTCGGGATCTATTCGTGGATAGGATTTCGGTTGT